TCTTTGCGTAAATGGAAGTGCTAACATGAAAAAAACTAAACGCTTTGCTGCTGGTGGTGGTAGTGGTTCAATGGTTCCAAGAGATTTGGCTGAAGAAGATAGTTCTCTTGATTCAGTTGATTATGACAAAGTAAAAGGTTTAGAAGCAGTAACAGGTCTTGATAAAAAATCAAGCACTCGTGCGGGTCGTGAGTTAAGTGATGAAGACAGGCAAGCAAATACTGAACGTATTGCAAATATTGGACTCGCCGCGGCTACTCTTGGTCGGGCTGGCCCAACAATAGGTAAAGGAGCAAAAGCTGGTGCAAAAGCGCTTTATGACCATCTTATTCCAACCCCACAACCTAAAATAGACTGGACTCGCCACCCATTTAAGAATACTGAAAAAACAACTGGAAAAGGTAGAAATTCAATGAGTGGCGATGACTTTAGCAAGGTCAATTTCTTAAAAAAAGGCGGTTCCGTAGGTTCGGCTTCCAAACGTGCAGATGGTATTGCTCAACGCGGTAAAACCAAAGGTAGGATGTGCTGACATGGATGACAAGAAACTAATTGATGACATTGGTACATACCTCAAAGATAAAGGGGAAGGATTAGCCACTCCTGAGCAAATGACCAAACCCCCACAAAAACCCGAAAATATGCAAATAAAGCCATATGTTGGGACAAGTGAAGAGAGAAAAATATACGAAGACATTCGTAAAGGCGTATCTACACCCTCAAAAACTAAAAAATTAAAATCTGGTGGTTCTGTATCTTCAGCTTCTAGTCGCGCAGATGGTATCGCTCAACGTGGTAAAACCAAAGGTAGGATGTGCTAAATGGAAACCCACGACGTTAAAGTAATGGCTGATGGTGCTGCATTAACGATAGGCGTAGGTAACATTATGCAGTGGTTACCACCAATTGTGACTTTTATAAGTAGTATTGTGGTATTACTTTATATGCTTATTAGACTTTGGGAAACCGAAACCGTTAGAAAATTATTTAGGAGAACGAAATGATACCTGATGAAAATGAAACCGTATACGCGGAAGATTTGCCTGAGGATTACGCAGACAAAGTGTATAGCAGTACTATGAACCGAAGGGAAACTCCAGTAAAAGCAATGGCAAAACCTGCTAAAGCTGTACCAGCGGTAAAACCTAGTAAATTTACTAGAATCGCGCCAACAATCCCCGAAGATAAAGCTTCTGATGAAGAAATGGAAAACAACAGAAGTTATCTTAGCCGCGGCGTGGGCGTTGATTCAGGAGTTAACGATGCAATTAGTGCCGCAAAAAGTGCTAATAAAGGTAAATACAGAGGAATTAAAATGAACTCAGGTGGTTCTGTGTCCTCAGCCTCTAGTCGCGCAGATGGTATTGCTCAACGTGGTAAGACCCGCGGGAAAGTGTGCTAGTGCCTTCTACGTCTAAAAAGCAACATAATTTCATGGAAGCCGTTTCGCATAATCCGGCTTTCGCGAAAAAAGTAGGTGTTCCTCAGTCTGTAGGTAAAGACTTTTCTAAGGCCGATAAAGGCAAAACTTTCTCAAGAGGTGGCGATATGGCAATGGATCCAAAAATGATGGCTATGATGATGGCTAAGAAAAAAGCAGCTGGCGTTCGTCCCGGCATGGCTGAACCCGGTACACCCCCTATGATGAAAAAGGGCGGCAAGGTTAAGAAGATGGCTACCGGGGGATTTACCAAAGCTGCTAATGGCGTAGCTCAACGCGGTAAAACCAAAGCTACTCAGATCAAAATGAACCGCGGCGGCAAGGCTTGCTAAATGATAGCCTCACGCGGTATGGGTGCTATTAGCCCAACAAAGATGCCCGGCGGGAAAAAGAAAGCTCGTCGGGATGACACTGACTTCACGCAGTATGCTGAAGGTGGCAAAGTAAATGCTGCTGGAAACTATACTAAACCCGGTCTTCGTAAAAAGATCGTGTCTCAAGTGAAGTCAGCAGCAACACAGGGTACAGGTGCGGGGCAGTGGTCAGCCCGTAAAGCGCAATTAGTAGCAAAGAAATACAAAAAAGCCGGAGGTGGTTATCGTGATTGAATATATAAAACATATGTGCCAATGCGCCATTAAAGAAGGTGGGCCATGCACTTGCGGTACAGAAGAAGTTATTGAAGATTTGATTTTTGAAGAATCTGGCTTAACTGCTGAAGATTTTGAATGAAAGCACCACAACAATCCCTGAAGTCTTGGGGGGATCAAAAATGGCGCACCAAGTCTGGTAAACCATCGAGTAAAACGGGAGAACGGTATCTTCCGGAAGCAGCAATTAAAAGTCTTAGTTCTGCTGAGTATGCGGCAACAACTAAGGCAAAACGAGCAGGTAAGGCAGCGGGTAAACAGTTTGTAGCCCAACCCAAAAGTATTGCAAAGAAAACTGCGAGATATAGATAATGGCACTTTCAGGAACCACGGCGTTTAATCTAGACCTCACCGAATTGGTAGAGGAAGCATTTGAACGTGCTGGTTCCGAGGTTCGTTCGGGATACGAACTTAAAACTGCAAGGCGTTCACTAAATCTATTGTTTGCTGACTGGGCAAACCGTGGGTTAAATATGTGGACTTTTGAGCAAGGTAGTATCACGTTAGTTGCAGGAACTGCAACCTATAACTTGCCATCGGATACTGTAGATTTGCTAGAGCATGTAATACGTACGGGTGCTGGCAGTGCATCAACGCAAGCCGATCTCACCATAACACGTATTAGCGTGTCTACTTACGCCACAATACCTAACAAACTATCACAAGCTAGACCAATCCAAGTGTGGATTGAGCGTCTGCAAGAAACACCAAGAATTACTGTTTGGCCTGTACCAGATAACACGACTACGTACACCTTCGTTTACTGGAGATTACGTCGTATTGATGATGCTGGTGGTGGCCCAAATACAATGGACGTTCCATTTAGATTTATACCTTGCATGGTTGCTGGATTAGCTTATTATGTCGCTATGAAAGTACCGGGTGGTATGGATCGTCTACAAGTGCTTAAACAGCAGTATGATGAAGCATGGGATTTAGCTAGCTCTGAAGATCGTGAGAAGGCAGCGGTTCGTTTTGTTCCTCGGCAAATGTTTATTGGCGGTTCGTAATGGGTAATAGGTTTGCATCTGGTAAGATAGCGATTGCAGAATGTGATCGTTGTGGTCAGCAGTTTAAGCTTAAGAAACTGAAGACGGAGATTATCAAGCAGCGTAAGTATGAGTTATTAGTTTGTCCTGAGTGTTGGGATCCAGATCATCCGCAGTTGATGTTAGGTACGTTTCCAGTAGATGATCCACAGGCACTAAGGAATCCACGTAGAGATACGACGTATGTAACATCTGGTGTGAATGTAAATGGTAATCCGTCTGGTGGTTCTAGGGATATACAGTGGGGTTGGAGACCGGTTGGTGGGGCAAGTTCACTCGATGCACCGTTAACACCTAATTATTTAGTAGCTACTACAAGTGTTGGAACAGTAACAATTTCATAGGGGTAAATTATGGATAAGAAAGAAGATATGAAGACGGACAAGGCGCAAGACAAAGCTATGATTAAAAAAGCTTTTAAACAGCATGATGCCCAAGAACACAAAGGCGGCAAAGGTACTTCTTTGAAATTAAAGAAGGGCGGCATTACTTCAATGGATGCTAAAAAGTATGGTCGTAACCTAGCTCGGGCTATGAATCAAAGGGGCAAATAATGGCTAAGTTCTCAAAGAAAGTTATGGGGAAAGAAGTTGGTCAAGCCGCTGTTTACGCCAAACCACATACTATGTCAGGTAAGTCTGTAACTGTTGCAGAGAACCCCGGCAAGGAACCTAATCGTAGTAAGTTAGACACATACGATATTAGCCTTGGTAACATCAGCAAATCAGCTGGTAATGAGCCTGTTAAGACTGACGGTATCAAAATGCGTGGAGCAGGTGCAGCAACCAAAGGCGTAATGTGTAGAGGCCCAATGGCATGACGTACACCGAACTTGTTTCGTTAGTTCAAGACTACTGTGAGAATACATTTCCTACGGTAGATATGAACACGTTTATCAAGCAAGCAGAGCAGAGAATTTACAACACTGTTCAGATTGCTAATTTACGTAAAAACGTAACGGGAACGGTTACGTCTAGTAACAAGTATCTATCTGCCCCAACCGATTTCTTGTCGGTATATTCTTTAGCAGCTTTTCTGACGGCATCCACTACAGCTACGGGAACATCCGGTGCTTTCACTATTGTCGTGGCAAGTGCTACTAACATAGAAGTTGGTCAGTATGTATCTGGGTCAGGTATCGGAACAAGCGCTATGGTCACGGCAATCAGTGGGACTACCATTACCCTATCCGTAGCTAACAGCGCCACTGTGAACAGCACCGTGACCTTCCAAGGGGATTATTTGTATCTT